ACAACGGGTATATCCATCTTCCTTAATTCATAAGTCAAAGGTAGTCCCGATGCCTTCGATTCAATGATCACGGTTTCAGGATTCCAGTATTTATATTGCTCTAATGCAAGTCTTCTTAGTTCTGGAAACTCATATCTGCCTTTAATGGCATCAAGCAACATAAGATTGGCCCCTGAATCTTGGTCCGGGTAAAAAACTCCCCAGGTCGTAATAGCAGAAAAGTCAGCTGAAGATTTTTTCATAAACGCGGTATCGTAAGATTGTATGACATGATGAAGTGTAGGTATGTAATCATGTTTCCAAGCTCTCCACCATTCGCGTTTTAAAATAGCACCTTCTTCTGACGTTGGGTTTTGCATCCACTGTGCATTCCATTTACCAACGGGTAATGTTGCTTGGACCTTCTCTAGTTCATCTAACTTCCAATACTCTGGCCAAACCGGTTTAGCTTCTTTTGTTCCATGGTCCATGATTGCTGGAAATTGGACCACGTGCCATTTGTCAGCTTTAGCTTCTTTCTGATTAGCAACTAACAATCCTGTTAAATCTTTTTGTGACCAACGCGTCATAACCAAAACAATTTTACCACCGGGTTGTAAACGTTGACGTGGTCCTGATGTGTACCATTCATAAGCAGACTCTAATGCGGTTTTAGATTGTGCATCTTGTTCAGAGTGAGGGTCGTCAATAATTAATAGATCCGCGCCTCGTCCGGTAATAGCTCCACCCACACCGGCTGCAAAGTATTCACCGCCTTGTTCCGTTTCCCAACGACCCGCGGCTTTTGAATCTTCCTGTAATTTTGTAGAGAAAACTTTTTTATACGCATCACTGTCAATTAAGTTTTTTGCTTTACGGCCAAACCTTACAGCTAACTCGCCCGTGTGGGTTGCTTGAATGATCTTGAGCTTTGGATCACGGCCCACCATCCACGCTGGCAAAAGGAAAGATGAGAACTCAGATTTAGTATGCCTTGGTGGCATGTTAATAATCAATCTGTTTATTTCACCTGATGCAAGTTTATTAAATTTATCTGCAATGTGTCTATGGTGCGCGCCTTCAATAAAATCTGGCCAGACACATTTGACGAAGGACATAAAATCAGCTTTGGCTTTAGCCTGGATTAATTTCTCAGAGAGCTTAACTTTTATCTTGAGATATTCCTTTCTAACGTCATTAGGTAACTTAGTTATATCTATATTTCGATTCATTTCAAATTTTGCAAAAAATTTTTTAGCTTCGAAAATTTTTTTATAAAAAATTTTTTGGGTTGTCTTTTTTCTTCAAAACGATTTTTAGCTGGTATAACTGTATAAATCAAGCATATATACATACATATATGACACCCATATTTAAAAAAGGTGGGTCGATAAATCGACCCGCGCGAAAATCGAAAACCGTTTGAGACCCCTATAATAAAAAACCCCGCGCCGATGTTCTCGGCACGGGGTCTACTTTTTACGAGGGAAACTTAGTTATTTTTTAACTTTGATTACGTTAGCTTTAAAGCTTTCGTGTAAATCTTTTTGGTGGCGCTCTTTTCTTTTCTGCTCGGCTCTGTATTCACTGTACATGAACCACGCGCCAGAGATCAGGAAACCGCCTATTAATATTTTAAGTTCTAACGGCATTGAGCGTCAACCCTTTCAATATTTGCATTATCTCTTTTTATTCTCTCGGCTTGTTCTTCTTCGGTCTCTATTCTTTTTGTTTCGTAAGTGTACTGTTCCAAAGTTCCATTTATTTGAACCAATGGCCACGAAACACCTTCTTTAAGTTTTCGTAAAAACTTTTCACGAATAGATATCTCGGCTTGAATTATTGACTCAATAGCGGTCTCACCTAAACCGTAAGTTCTGGCAATTCCATTTTTATCTATTGCGTCCGTTTGATATAACAACTTTTCTTTTTTCATTTTATCCCTTTCGTTTTATTTATTCTTTTTAAAGAATTTATTTTTTTAAATAAAGGATAATCTGGGATAATGTGTTCATTATGGGTCGTGTGCCTTTTTTCTGCCACAGTTTTAAAATAATTATAATTGTATTAGCCCTCTAGCCCCGTAGCGCTATTCAAAACTCAAACGGGGCAAATGAAAGGATAAAAGATGAGTGCAAGATGTAATATAAAAATAAAAAGTAGCTTGAGCCCTGATCCAACAACCCTTGATATCAGGGGGACGATACACCCTAGAGGTAAACGTAGTCTGTTGGATCTGGGGTCAAGTATGTAGGGGGAACGTGGGAAACCAACCGACTATTTCACTTGGCCTTTTCATTTTTTTACCTTGGGGGTTTTGAGCCGTTAATCACGGCTCAAGGCTCAAGCGCCTAAATTCTCAAGCGTGAGGCCGACTTCATCAAACGTGGACGCGCAAGCGCGAAAACCACAAGCGACAGGCGCAACTTTCATACCGCGACGCACAAGCGCCATGATACATGAACCACGGAACAGGGACACTGAAGAAGTTTTGAGGGTGGACGGATCAAGGGTCTTGACCATGATAAAAGTATTAGCGGGGTGTGTTTTATGCCACGCAATTTGATGAGGTGAAAATTTAATCTTGTTGCCTTTTACGACTTTCAACTCAACTGTGAAAAATTGTTGTTTTTTATTATATCCCAATAGGTCTGGCATACCTAAAAGACTTAAATTCTCTACTCTATTCCATAAAATAGAACGGATATTTTTCTTTATTTCTTTATAAAATTTGACATCAGGAGTAATGGCTTAATAAAAAAAAAAAAAACACAAAAAAGCCACAATCTAAAATGGTAAAATATAGGCTTGACAGACCCGTATTATGTAGGATAAATAGGGACTATGAAAGATATAAAAACAAATCAAAAACCCTTAACTGATATTGATATTCTAACTCAGTTTGTAAAGATTTATGATCAAATACAAAAGGTGAAAGAATACGTCGACAGTTTGTTTAAGGGCTTTTTAGCAATTAGCGTAATTAACATAATAGTATTTGCGTTAATTACTTATCAACTAGCAACAATAAAGGGATAAAATGAGAAAAATAACCTTAAACAATGATAAAAGAAAAATACTAGCTGACGAAATAGAAAATCACTATAAGAGTAAAGCTAGTAAAGAACGTAAAGCCCATATAAAATCTATTAAAGATTTTGACAAAAACATAGACAAAGTCTTTTCTTTAATAGTCAAATCAATCAAAAAACATCAACCGCCCAAAGACGTGGAAACGGTTAAAAGTATGATTGATAAATATGGGGACGGTGGCGGACATATACATAACGATAATTGTTTTTATTTTGAAACGCCAACAACTGATGAAGAAGGAAACGAAAGGACAAAAGAAATTAATATCAAGTTTGAATTGTCCGACCGTTTTAAATGGTCATACTATCACGATTTTATAAATGTAAATGGATATGACCCTCATTACTACCATAAATATAGATCGCAATCGTATGACAGAAGAAGAAATAAAGATTACGACTTCCACCGAACGAATATAGATAACTTAATTGATAGGTCTAACGGGGATAAACCCGCGCTAACAGACACGTTAATAAGTAAGTATTCGTTTGACGTTATAGGGTCAAGCTATTGCGGGTCAAGGAAATACAAAGTTGATAGTGAGACGTTTGAAGTAATTAACAAATTCAAAATAATTATGGAACAGGTCGAACAGACCCATGAAAAATTATTTGATTATGTTGAAGAAAAAATGAAAACAGTGAGAAAAGCGTTAGCCTCATTTAAAACGTTAGAACAGGCGCAAGAGGCTTTTAGCAAAACCGGCGTTAAACTAAACAAAGAAATGTTAGGCGCTAGCGCTGAACCGTCAATGGCTTTGTCTGTTTATACACCAGACGCATTGGCCAATTTATTAAATGATGAGGAACCCGAAAACGATAACGCGAATAGAATAGCATTATTTAAAGCGGGTAAATTAAATCAAGCTATAAACTAAAAATACAAGCCCCGTTAATAGCGGGGCTTTTTATTATGACAAGATTAAACGGAATTAAAATAAGAGGAAACGAAACATTTGACGAGTTGTTAAAGATAGGCAACGCTAAAGACAATTCAATTCTAATATGTAAAGCCAAAAAATGTAATAATATTTTAAGGCCTGATTGGACTAGTCGAATAGATAAAAGATACTGTAAAGATTGTTTAGAATAATGAAATTATATAAAGCTAAAAAATTATTAAATATAGACAACAATGCTAAAACCGTAAAAGGTCAAAAATTAAAAGTAATGACCGCAATTTTATATTTAGCGCCGGCCAATTCAAGTGGGTTTAATATGTGTCCTATGGCTAGCGCCGGTTGTAAAGCTAGTTGTCTATTTACAGCCGGACGGGGTGTTATGCGACCGGTACAGCAAGGCAGAATTAATAAAACAATATGGTTTATGAAAGAAAAGGACACGTTTTTAAAACAATTAAGAAAAGAAATTAGATTACACGCGTTAAGATGTAAAAGAAAAGGCTTTACGCCGGCCGTACGTTTAAACGGTACAAGTGATATATCATGGGAGCGGTTTGGCTTATTTGAAGAATTTAAGGAAGTGCAATTTTATGACTACACTAAAATTTATAAGCGCGCATTGAAGTGGGCTAGAGGTGAGTATCCGAAAAATTATCATTTAACGTACTCACTAAACGAGGACAACATAAAAGAGGCTTTTAATATTCTAAATCAAGGTGGAAACATAAGCGCCGTATTTAGAACTAAAAAACTACCGAAAAGATATAAAGGTTTTAAGGTCATAGACGCTGATAAGTCGGACGTACGTTTCAAAGACCCAAAGAATATAATTGCGGGTCTATACGCTAAAGGTAAGGCGCGCTATGATCAAACAGGTTTTGTATTAGATGTTTAATATATGAAACATAGAGTTAATACAGAAGGGTGATACTGAAATCCCGCGTTGCTAAAACACAGGAACGGACAGGCGCAAGCGCAAGCGCCTGTTCAGAAATAATAGGAAGGATATATGACAAAAAAATATAAATATACGTACAGTGACAGCTCAACGGACATAAGAGAATATGAAGTTGAGAGTGAAGTTATGCTAACAGAAAATGAAGTACAGGAAATCGCTTTAGGTTGTGACCTTAAAGACGGGTACACTTATGAAGGTGGTGAAGAAGGCCAAAAATATAAAGCTAAATTTATAGGGACTGAATTTGGAGACGACGCTCAACCTGAATGGGGTGGCGACGAGTACAAAGAGGAATAGAATATGCCAAAAGAAATAGACATAGACAATGAGTTAGAGAAGGAATACGAAAAAATACAAAAGCAAAATATAAGAGTGGATAGTATTAGTTTAGCAAGCCAGCATTATTTATGTGATGGGTTTCCTAGTAATTTTATAAAGTGGCCAAACAAAAAAATATATAAATATTGTAGTGATAACGCGTGGGAGCCATTTCAATTTTATGATGGTGAAGAAATTTACAGACATATAAGCACTCTAGCAGATAGCTTTATAAAATTTAAAAATCTTAAAGATTAAAGAGAGGAGTAATAATATGAAAACAATGTTCCAGACGTTGACAGATAGTAATATAAGACAGATCAACAAAGAAGGTTGGTATTGGGCGCAAGGGAATGAAGTTATGGGAAACTTTGGTGATACTGATACTTTTACTTTTTGTATGTGTAGAAACCACAAAGAGGCGAAACGAGTGGCGATGGGTTTAAACTTATTAGATCACTTACAGAATAATTAAATGGAAACACTTATAGCATTTTTTCTAGTGACGCTCCCATTTTGGACGTTAGTTATATTGTCTGTAATTGGTTTAATTATGGATAAGTTTAGTAGATGAAAACAAGTAAGTTTGAAACACAAATAAGACTTAATCATTATGAATGGTGCAGAAAAAACGGCCGGGATACAAGCTGGTTTGAAACGGACAAGCGCAAATCACAAGCGGGTAGACCCAAGCGAAAACCACAAGCGCAAGCGAAAAGCAGATAGTCTAAACGCTGAAAACAGCGAGCGCTTTGTAAGGAACGCACAGGCGAAACGGACAAGCGCAAGCGACTAGTAGTCTTTGATGTAGCCAGGTGGAAGTATTAATCTTTCTTCTTTGTTGGGTTTAAGGACAACTCTTATTGACTCAGCCCCAGGCGTGGGTATAGCATTCTCTTGAACTTCAATTCTTTTAATCTCTTCAAGATAGCCGTTCACGTGAATAAATATTTTAGCATTAGACACAGCGTTTCCTTTACGACCGTCTGTAAATTTATCTAAATATTCCTGTAAGTGTTTAACGTACATATATCTTTATGTTCCTTGACATAATAGGAGTGCTACCTTAAATTGTCAAGCATGGGTAGACACAAGAAATTAACAGAAATGCAAATGAGATTTGCTGAATACATTGTATTTGGCGGACCAGACGGGCCAATGTCACAGACTGAGGCGGCCATAAAAGCTGGATACAGTGAGAAGCGAGCCAGAAGTGAAGGATCAGAGCTCATGAACCCAAGAAAATCACCGCTCGTTGTACAGTATGTAGATAAACTAAAACAAGAACGACTTAAAAAACATGAAGTCACTTACGAAGGACACGTTGCTGAACTAGCAAGACTTAGAGAGGCTGCGCTAAAAAAAGGTTCATTCTCATCAGCTGTAAATGCAGAAGCCAATAGAGGTAAAGCGGCCGGATTATATATAGATAGAAAAATTATTAAGACAGGTAAGTTAGATGAAATGTCTATTGAAGAACTAGAAGCAAGGATGAAAAAAATAGAAGAGGACTACTCACAAATCATTGATGTTACTCCCGACCCTAAACAGATCGAGAGCAACAATAAAAACTAATTATCTTCGTCTTCAGAATCTTCAATCTCTTCGTCTTCAACTTCTTCTTGCATCTCAAGAACGTCCATAATATTAGCGATCTTGTTTTCTAACGTTTCGACTTTTTCTTCCAACTGTTCGATTTTGTTTTTGTTTTCTTCGTCTTTGTTGAACATGTTTTCCTCCCTTTTTAGGCTTATCGATATAAGGTCCATTCCAAAAGTAATCAATCATTTTGTTTCCCAGATTATACTACTTTATCTTTGTTAGGTCCTTCTTTAAATCTATATTTATGTGTACCTGTACCGTTGATTTCTACTTCTTCTCTTAAAACTTTATTCAAGAATATTTCATTCCAACCATTCTTATATGCTTCATTGGAAGGTCTAGATCTACCGTCGTACTTTTTACCTTTTTCTCTCTTCATATTTTTATCTTCTCCATTTTAGATATTATACATTTTGGAAATACATTTCTATCAGAAAATACAGCTTGCTCAGAATCATAACTTGCAAACGTCCAAACATATTTATTATCTTTTTCAAACACATAAGCTTGCGAAATCATAGTCGCTGGTTTTAATTCTTTCACCTCAGTTGCATCCGCATGCCCGCTGTCACCCATCGGATCGATCCATACTATTTTATAAAAATAATATTTTTTGTTGCCGATAACAGCATGTTTATATTTAGACTTTTTTCTTCTTCTTGCCATAATTCTGCCACATTTGATGATTGCCGACCCCTAAATGGAAAAAAATATTATAATGCGCTTGAAACAAAAAATCCATGAAAAGGTGTCGGCGAGGTCAAAATACCCCTAAAATGGACCTAGAACCATTGATAATACTCACTTTTTTCGCCGACCCCTAGGGTATCGGCGAGGGGTCGGCGGGGTATCGGCGGGGTCGGCGAAACCTAACCTCTGGTTGTATTTTATGGCAAAAAACCCATAATGGACACTTTTTCGCCGACGGCCGACCCCTTGCCGACCCCTTGCCGACCCCTTGCCGACCCCTAAAGTGTCGGCGAAATGTGTCTCAATTTGCCTTAATCTTGCCACATTCTTGCCACAATTATGTCTTGATTTTTCCTTGGATAAACTCCTCAGCAGTCACCTGAACCATGCTCCGTGGTCCATGATCAGCATCCCCGGACCTTTGACCACTGACCAACTCATAGTATTTATTAATCCTATCGAGCGCCTTATGTTGATACTTCCTCAGCTCTAAACCACCGATCTCGAACTGCTGATAATATAAATCTGGCGTGCACATCATAATCACAAACTGCTCAATCTTAGAATCATAAACATGGTTATGTGCCATGGTATACATCGCACCCTGTAAGAAATAATCTTGCACCCATTCTATTCTCTTAGCCCTGTTAGCTTGTTTAAAGTCTACAATAGCCTCTTTACCATTATAACTACATACAAGGTCCGTAGAGCCCGCGTATAAGCCAGGATAATACAACGTGACCTCTGACCCGTAATATCCATCAATCGCTAAAAATCCGGTATCTATGACCTTCTTAGCCATACGTTTAGCCTCTTGTCCAAGTGGCGTTAGGTCTTCATAACCCTTTCCTAAGATATAGTTTTCAAGGTGTTTATGTAAACTCGTACCACGCTTTGATGATATATTCTTAATCTCTTCTGCCTTTTTTTCGCCAACTTTCGCTTTCCAATCCATCAGGAATTGTTTGTCCTTAGTCTTATCTAATATGGTTGTAACCGACGGGAGCCTGATACCGTTAACATCATAGGTCCTTGGGCCCTGGTCATTGATTTGTCTAAAACTACTATAAGAATATTTATCTAGCTTCTTCATCATTAACCTCCGGTAACATATCTACGATCCACATTAGACCCAGAATGAACATTACAACAATACCCATTAAAAGCATGAGAATATTAAACATTATATTTTTCATAAACCTCAACAAACTTTTTACAGTTTTTATAAAAGTCTTCATAAGAGTCCCTACCCTTCATTTCATTAAACCGTTTAACAGTGAGCGTAAAATTATTAGTATCATTATTCGTCCGATCACCATCAGCATGATCGCAGTGAACGTTGCTCAACTCTGCATCAACAATCTCATCAGTTAACTTACATCTTACCATAGGATACATGACAGGGACACCGTTTTCTGTGTCAGGTTTTTTGGTCCACTGATTAATCGATTGTACATTTTTATTTTGAAGACAAATACCAGGCCAAACTTTTTCTAAAAAACTCCAAACCTTACTGCCTTTAAATCTTAAATTATTTTTGTTCATTTGATATTTTCCTTTCTTCTTTGATTTGTACCCGTAACAAAAACATCTAG